TTTCGGTCAGGTACAGCCGAACCTGTGGCGTTCCGGAACGCGAAACGGCCCCGGCTTCATCATCCTCAACCCAGTGCAGAATCCCTCGTAAGGAACGACCATGAGCCTCATTGGACTGAATCCCACGATCACCGCAACCCGGACGCTGACTGCCCCTATGGAGGTGGCGTCTCCGTCCGACCTGACCCTTCCGTCCTCGCTGACGGTTCGCAACAACACGACGACGACTCCCGTGACCACCACGACCGGGGCGACCGAGCGGATTGTGCTTGGCGCGCGCCTGAACTACGCCAAGATTCAGACGGCGTCGAGCGCAAACGCAGGCACCGTCGTCCTGCACGTCATCGGCTGGAACCGTGGAGACGATGGTCAGTGGCGTCCGCAGTTGCTGACGACCTGCACTGTCACCGCTGGTGCTACCACGACATCGGTCAACGGCGCAAACCAGTTCCTCGGGCTTACCTATCGCAAGGACTTTGGGGACTGCAAGGTCTACAACGGCAACATCGCTGCCGTGTACGGAGGGTTCATCATCGTCGATCTGTGTGGCGCGGAACTGGTCGAGATCGCCATGACCGCTTCCAGCACCCCGACCGCAAACGCCCTCATCGGCTTCATCTGATGCACGCACGCAACCGCACATGGCCGCTCGGCTCTGACCCGGCGGAGCGGTGCCGCCAGCGCACGATGCCCGTGGAGGGCGGCGACGGCTCCACGCTTTCGCTCGACTTCACCACGGGCGTCCTCGACCCGCGCCTGACGTTCACTCGCGGTAGCAACGCCACGTTCATCAACAGCAGCGGGCTGGTGCAATGGGCTGACGCCAACGAGTTTCGAAATACCGGGTGGGTCACATCGACCACTCCAACTGGCTGGAACGTGACTTTCGGAACCGGAACAACGACATGGAATAACGACGGTACGCTGACGATGAACACGGGCGGAAGTTCAACACGACCGTGCATCAATGCCAACTCATTTACGGTATCGCAAGGAATTGCATACACGTTTGGATATACAGTTGTATCAGCAAGCGGTTCTCCGCAGATTTTCAACGTCATTAGTTCAATGGTTGCTGGTGAAACCTTTGCCATCAATGGCGCGACTGTTGGTCCAACGACAGTCGTTCAGGCTGGCGATGTCGTTTCTTGCACATTTACCCCAACGGGAACGACAGCGATTCCTCGCATGGGACCGGGCGTAAATACTGGAATGACAAACACGGCGATGACGATCACCCGTCCGCAGATGAATCCGGGTGTGAGTTTGCAGTCCTATCTCGCAAACTCAAGCACGACTGCGGCTAACAACAACACTTCCCGCTTCGACTACGACCCGACATCCATCGGCACTCCGCGAGGGCTGCTGATCGAGGGGGCGACTGACAATCGCGTTACGCAAAGCGAATCTTTCAGCAGTTGGACGCTTGCATCTACCGCACTTGGCGCGACCGCATCAGGCCCGGACGGAAACACATCAAGCGCATTGACTCTTAGGGAAGACAACGCGAACAGCATGCACGCTTGTGTGCTTACTAGCCGCACCGTCACTTCTGGTTCACCCGCGACATTCTCGGTTTTTGTCAAGGCAGGTGCATCTCCTCGGAGATATATCCTTATTCGAGTCAACGACAATGCCTCTAATGCAAATGCCGCTTCGGTGATGTGGGATACGCAGGCGCGGACGATTTCTGGAGCGGCAACCGCATATGGCACGTTCACGAATGTCAGCGCAACGCGGACGGAATACGCAGCAACATCATGGGATCGGATTGCGTTGACGTTTACCCCAAGCACGGCCACAATTGCCTGCAAGTTGGAATTGAGCGACAACGGAAGCAGGAGCGCAGATGGTCAGAGCGTTGCTTACCTTGGTAACAATTCCAGCGGTGTTCTGATCTGGGGCGCACAACTCGAACTCGGCTCCGGTGCCTCCTCGTACATCCCGACCGGGGCGAGTCAGGGGAGCAGGGCGGCGGACAATTGCGAAATAACGGGGACGAACTTCTCGTCGTGGTGGCCGAATCCGACCGCAGAGTTCACGGTGCTTTGGACAGGGGATATGACTCGGATTCCTCCTGCATCGGCTCAATTCATTTGGTTGTCCCGTGCTAGCGGCACAAGCAAAGCAAGGGCATATGTCACAACAGGCTCTGTAATTCGTGCCAATTCCAGCGTGGTTGATTTCACGGCATCTCCTGCTACAACGGCAACTGCAAATACAGTTTTCAAGTCTGCAATGGCCGTGAAATCCGGGGATTCCGCCATGTATGTGAACAGCGGTTCTGTGATTGGTAGCCAAACCGACGCAAGCACCGGAACAACTACCAATCACGATTCGCTGTACTTCAATCCAAACGTAGACAACTTCATGCACATCCGTGTATTCAAGTTCTGGCCGACCCGCCTTTCAAACGCAACCATGCAAGGATTGGTGTCCTGATGGACTTCATGCTCCGCACGGACACGCAGGACCAGATGGACGATGCGCTCATCGCCGCAGGGCTGGCGCAGGAAGTCACCGACGAGGACGGCGAGGTCACCGTGCAGCCGATCCAAGGCGTCTACCTCGACCGCATTGGGCCGATCCCGGCGCAGGTTGACCCGGACGGCATCATCATCAAGCCGGGTCACGCGGAGTACCACGCGAACCTGCGGGTGACCATCGAACTCACCGAGGAGCAGGTCGAGGCGCTGCCGACCTTCGACCCCCTGCCGAGCATCCCGTACAGGGTGTGGCTGTGAAGGATGATGACATGACAATCGAAAACACGAACACGAAGGTAAGCCTGTCGGCCAAGGATTGGCTTGCGATCAGCGGACTTGCCCTCTCGATCCTCCTTGCCGTCCTCTCCGCCTACCTTCACCACGACCGCCTGCTCGTGCAGGTTTCCGTCCAGCAGGACATGACCAACCAGCGCCTCGACAAGATCGAGGCCAAGATCGAAAGGACTGTGCGATGAGCGACCTCATCAAGAACTCGTCTTGGAAGACCACCGGGGCCGGGATCGCGGCCATCCTCGTCGCTGTCGGCTCCGTGCTGACGGCCCTGACCGACAACGACCCGCTGACGGTCCCGGACTGGGGTGCGCTGTCCGCTGCCGTGATCGCTGGCGTCGGCCTGATCTTCGCCAAGGACAACAAGAAGGCGTGAGGCGTGTATGACCTGCTCCGAGCGTTCTTCATGTCCATGCTCGAATGGGCAACCAGCGTCCTTCCCCGGCGAGGTGAGGGCGTTGACGCTCCTGTTCGTCCTCATGTGCTTCGTCGCGCTGGCTCTCGCATTCGCGACTGGCTGCACGCGGACGGTGCTGGTGAGCGAGGCAAGCCCGATCCGGACGGGTCCGTGCGTGAAGGGCAAGGTGTACGTCAAGACGGCTGACGGCTGGCAGTTGGGCGACAACGATGTCCGAATCCCGGAGGGCTGGTACTGCGTGCCGCCCTCCTACGTCGAGGAGGAGCGGTAATGGCTATCAAGTTGCAGGTCAGGCGAGGCACGGCATCGGACTGGAACGCCGTGTCCGGCACGGTCACGCTGCTGTCCGGCGAGATCGGGTACGAGACGGACACCGGGAACTTCAAGATCGGAGACAACTCCACCCTATGGGGCAGCCTCCCGTACGTCCTGTCAACCTACCCGCAGGCGACCGTCTCCGGCACGGACATCAACGCATCCGGATACCTTGCGCAGGGCCGTTACCTCGTGGCGACGTCGGTGACCAGCCACGTCCCATCCGGGTGGACTCCGGCGACGGACGGTCCCGGCGTCCTGACCACGACCAAGTTGGCTGATGGCAAGGTCATGCAGATGCTCGTCTCTACGACGACGCAGAAGGCGTTCCTTCGCGGCTACGCGCCGACCACCTACACGACGTGGGTGGCGATCTCGCAGCACGCCGGATCCATCACCGCGACGGAACTGGCATCAAGCGCGGTCGAGACGGCGAAGATCAACGACAACGCCGTGACGTTCGCGAAGATTCAGGACATCACCGGACTGTCCGTGGTCGGCAAGGGCAACACCGGATCCGGTGATCCAACCGTCATAACAGCGGGGGCATCCGGTCAGGTGCTTCGCCATGACGGAACGAATGTGTCGTTCGGAACATTGACTTCTGCGGCATTCGACGCGAGCACCGACGTTCCCCTGACTGCACTTGCAAATCAGTCAGCGAACACGCTGGTCGGCAACGTCACTGGAAGTTCCGCGCCCCCGACAGCAGTCAGCCAAGCATCGGCGCGGACGTTTCTTGGGCTGAACGGACTTGCGTATCTAAACCAAAGCGATTTGGTGACGATCAACACAACTGCGTTCAACGCATCTCCCGGAACAACCACTGTTACGTTTGACCTGACGACGATTGACGTTGGTTCGATTGCCTATCTGGAGGGATTTATAACTCTTGATACAAGCGCGACTAGTTGCACTGTTCGCATAGACGGTGATGCTGGTGAGCGGTATGTCGTCCTGAGCATCTTGAAATTGAGTGGAACCGCTACAGTTACGGCTTTGCAATCGAACGGCTACATCGGTGTCGGAAATGCAAATACAAACATGTTCAGTGTTGGCGGAGTAAGCAGTGGAACAGCGCAAGTCGGTCTAGTTCTCATTAGGTTCTCCTGATGCCATACGCCCCGGTCACGCTTCCATATCGCGGCGTCAGCGTGGACAGTTCCTACGCTGCGCTTCCAGCAGGATTTGCCGCGCAGGCGATGAACGTCGTCCCATACGACGCCTACAAGGGCAAGTTGCGGCTCGGGCAACGAAGGCCGTTGCTCGGAGCCTATGAGTTCAACGACACGTCCCCGGCGGTGACACGCGAGGTGCAGGTCATCCTCCGCGCCGACGCCTATGTCGCTGGAGTGCTGACGCAGCGGTGCGTGGTCGTGGCAGGAGGAGAGGTCTACGTCATCGACAATGGCGGTGCGGCAACCCTTTGCACACGCGGCGGCGGCATCAACGCGATGAAGTCCACCGGACACATCGGCGCCGCCGTGTTCGGCCAGTACTGCTACTTCGCGGACGGGACGTACTACCGAAAGATCGACATTACGTCCGCTACTCCTGCCGTGCTAAATTGGACCCACGCAAACGGGCCGAACAACTACGTCGGAAGCGGAAGCGACCGGGCGACGCTGCTCGTCCGATTCGGTGGTCGTCTCGCCATGTCCGGCGTGAAGGGCGCTCCGAACAACTGGTTCCTGTGCCACATCAACGACCCGGATGATTGGAACCCAAGTACCAACAACGCACATGACGCGGTGTCTGGCGTGTCGTCCACTCGCTTCGGCGTTCCCGGCGAACCGATCGTCGCTCTTGTTCCTGTCGGAGAGAGCGGCCTGCTGTTCGCCGGACGCCACACCATGACCTATCTCACCGCCGATCCGGTGGTGACGGACGCGAGGCTGATCGAACTTTCGCGATCGGTCGGGATCGTGAGCGAACGGGCGTGGTGCGCCAGCGATGCCCAGACAATCTACATGATGGCGCAGGACGGTCTGTATCGCGTCCAGCCCAACGAGTTTCAGGTCACCAAGAGCGGTCGCATCACCAGCGGTCGGCTTGACACGTTCTTCCAGCAGCAGAAGTTCGATGCACTGAACTGCGTTCTCGGATACGACGCGGAGGCGCAGAACGTCTATTGCGTCATGTCGCGCACGGATCTGCCCGGTTCAAGCGTCCACCTCCTGTACAGTCAGGCAACCGACGCATTCTGGCCTTGGCAGACGGGATGGCCCGCGTTTCAGGCCCCGACATGCTGCGGAGACTTTCCGTTCGGTGACTCCCGCGCCCCCATCCTCGCGTTCGGAAGTGAAGACGGGTACATCGGTTGGTTCGACCGCGACCTGACGTCCGGCGTGGACGGGCAGGCGGCTGTCGGATACAAGAGCGTGAGCGACTTCGACGTCAACAACGACGAGGCAGCCGCCCAGAGGGTGACGAGCAGCATCACGTTCGGCCCCGTCCTCCAGCCTGCCCTCGGGCAGGTGATGATGAAGGACGTCCGCGTCGAACTGACGATGGACGAACCAGTCGAGGACACGGCGTTCAGCGCGCCCATCGACCGACTGACAGGACCGTTCCTGTCCATCCTGTCCGGGCAGACGGCGGAGGAGGCGATCGGAGAGAACATCATCGCCGTGTCCGTGACCATCGACCCGGACTTCCCTGCGGTGGTCGTGGACGGCGGAACTGCTGCGGATTTCACTCCGGGTGCTGGATCGCCATATGACGGAGGAACGGCGAATCAGGCGTGGAGCACGTCCACGGATCAGGCGCTTGACCTGCTGTTCCCTCCGGAGATCGCCGGGAACTACGAGACTTCGGACACGCTCATCAGCGATCCGACCGCACGGACGTACACCAAGGATACCTACCGGATCTACAACATCGGAGGCGCTCCACCGACGACGGACTGGTACATCCAGCATGTGACCGGATCGCCGCAGGATGCGTTCCAGCGGGATGCAACACTTCCGGGAACGTCAGCAGACACACCCGGCGGGACATACCTGTACATGTCTGAGCAGCGCATCCTCAACTACCTGCTTCCGACCGGGATCACGCCGCCGCGGTACAAGGTCAGCAGCGCGACCTACGACAACACGAACAGCAACCTGCTCGGGACGCTGCTTCCCGGCAGGAACGACGCCTTCCGGTGCCGCATCCGGGATCAGGCGGCGTATGTGAGAATCGAGAGCCTCGGTGTACCGTGGGCAATCGAGCGCATGGCCGTTCTTATCGAGCCTTACGGCCACACCAAGAACGTGAAGGGAACCTACTGATGGGCCTTTTCAGCAACCTATTCGGCGGCGAGAAGAACTACAAGGCCGCCATCGACACGATGGAGAAGGAGTACGGCAAGGCCCGTACATACTCCGATGCCGAATACGGCAAGATCGTCGATGTGTTCCTGAAGGAACGCGCCAAGAACGCTGAGGTGTACTCGCAGGCGTACAACGCATCGGTGAAGCAGTACTCCGACGTGATGGCCCAGAGCCGCAAGGCGTTCGCCGCGGAGGGCGCGAAGGCGTACAAGACGCTTGAGGTCGGTCGAGATGCCACGCTTGCGCTCCTGAAGCAGCAGACCGACCTTGCGGTGGCACGGCAGCAGTTGAGCGGGATGCTCACCGGGCTGTCGAACACCACGTTCGGTCAGGCTGCGGTCAACGCCGTGGCCGCGCAGGGTGCGTTGCAGGCTGGCGCTGTGCAGGAGCAGTACGCGCAGACGCTTGCCTCCGCACGGATGGCGCAGGCCGGGGCGATGGCCGGGATGGAGCAGCAGGCGGCGCAGAGCCTCCTCGGCGCAGGACTCGGTAGCGCCCAGTACCAGAGCGGGCTTTACCAGCAGTACACGACCGGGGCGCAGGCATCGCGTGGTCAGGCGATTCAGCAGAACATCGGGCTGCGTCAGTCATCCATCGAGAACAGGTACAACGCAGAACTCAACAAGGCCATGATGGACATGCAGGCAGGGAACGCGCTCGGCGGTGCGCTGCTTGGTGCCGGACTCGGCGTTGCCACCGGTGGATTGAGCATGTTGGGCGGTCCTGCCGCAGGAATGCTCGGTGGCGGCGGTGGCGGTGGAGCAGGTCCGCTGTCTGCCATCAAGTTCTAGTACGCGAAAGGACGAATGACATGTCGATGTTTCCGACCTCAATGAACGTCAGCGCGGCGATGCAGACCACTGCGCGTGCGCAGCCACCCGCTGCATCGCCAAGCGGGTGGGACTCGTTTCTTTCCGGAGTCGGTCGTGCGGCAAGCAATTTCGCACTTGGCGTGTCGAGCGGACTGACCAACTATGACCCGCGCAACCCGTTCAGTTCGATGGGTGCCGGAATGTCCGGTGCGATGAGCGGAATCTATGCAGGCATGAAGCGAGAGGAGGCGTCAAAGAACGCCATCGCAATCGCCAACACTGAGGAGCAGATTGCCCGCAGTCAGGCGGAGCGTGCTAGCGTGATGATGCCCGCCGAAGGGCCGATGCAGGGCATCTCCGCGGGGGTCATGCCCGCCGCGCCCGCGAAGCCCGCCCGTGAGCCGTTCGACTTCCAGACGGGGATCTACCCGTCCCTTGTCCAGCAGGAGCCGTCCACGGCCTCCTCCAAGGTCCGCAACCTCATGCTTGGAATCAGCCGATGAGCCGTCTTGGGTACATCCCTGAACCTATCGACCCGGAGTCGCTCAACGTGTCGGCATTCCCTGCGCAGGCGGCTCCTCCCACCGCGCCGGAGGGCTTCGCCAACCAGCCGCCGATGCGCCTGAACGACGGGTTCATGCGTCAGGAGCAGCCATCGCAGCCCGACGTGCTGTTCGACGACGAGGCGATGAAGAAGGCGGCAATGGATCCACGCGGTTCGCGTGAGATCGCCCCCTACGGGTCGTATCAGGCGGTCGATCAGGCGCTCTCCAACGGCTACTACACGGGCCTTGAGGCGTTGGACTTCGGCACGCTCCCGGACGGGACGCCTGCGGCGCTGTTCACCGACCAGAAGGGCCAGCGTCAGGCGATCCGGATGACCAACGAGCAGTGGTTCGCCGCATTGCAGCAGCGTGCGGAGGGCCGCATCCAGATGGCGCAGTCGATCCGGCGGCAGCAGGAGGCCAAGCGGCTCTCCGCGCCCGTGGAGGCGATGGCCCGCGAACTGGAGGAGTACGCACCCGGCTTCTCGGAGTACGCGGCGCTCGGTCTTGAGCGCGATCCGAACGGCACCTACGTCGCGGTGCAGCGGTACTACGACCGGGTGAAAGCCAACGACCGGGACGCGATCGCGGAGATGCGCCAGCAGGCCGACCAGACGCAACTGTCGGTGGCACAAGGACTTGCGGACAACTGGGCGACCTCGACCGGGGAGAACTACGCGCTCATGCAGCGCGGGTTCGTGGAGGACCAGTCGATCCCGGAGGAGGTCCGTGCGCAGCGGGTGGCGCAGATCAAGCGGTGGCAGATGAACGCCAACCGCTTTGCCCTGCTTGCCCCGCCCGCCGCGGGCGTGCGTCGGGTGGCGTCGTTCCCGTCGTTCTACTTCAGCCAGTCGGACCCCGGTGCGCTCGACGACCTTGCGGACATGGCTATCCAGACCGTGGGCTACGACAACGTGATGGGCATGGGCCAGAACCAGCGCATCCCGATGCTCGTCCAGCAGGCACAGCGGCTCACCCGCGACATCGGGTGGTCGAAGCCCTTCAGCCAAGCGGACATCGACATCGTGTCGCAGGTGATGGCTGACCGCCTTGCTCGCGCACCCCGCGTGCAGGTCCAGCCGGACATGGCGCAGATGGGCCAGTTCGAGCGGGCAGGGGTCCGCGGCGGTGTGGCCGAGATGCGCAGCGGTCAGGCCGAGCAGCAGTACCAGCGGCAGATGGCGCAGGCCAAGTTGCAGGGCGAACGCGCCCGTGCCGCCCGCACCGGGGCCGAGGCCGAGTTCAAGCAGGCCGAGACGCGGGCCATGACCGCGCCTCCCGAGGGTGCGGCTCCCGCTGCGCCTGCTCAGGAGCAGGCCATCTCCGTCGATCAGGACACTGCGATTCGTGCTGCGGCACAGCGTCTCGGCATTCGACTCGGGAACACGGGAAGCCTCGTGAACGACATCCGGTCGTCGCGGATGACCCCTGACCAGAGGCGGGCGTTCCAGCAGTACATCAGCGATCTCCAGTCCGGCGTTGCCGATCGGTAAGTGCCTGCAAGACAAGGACTTGCGACAATCAACATGACCACGTTCACCGACATCCTTGGCGCAATCGGTCAGGACGCAACGCAGCCCACCGGAGCCACGAAGTGGTCTGACCTCGACAAGGTGTTCGCGGAACAGGCTGCGGCCACGGAGCCGGGTGCGACCCCCGGATCGTCCGCTGCCGAGCAGGAGGCGATGGCGGGGGCTGCCAAGGCGTACGAGGACAGCCTGCTGATTCCCGAGCCTCCGACTGCCGTCAAGGCACTGACGCTCGGACTCAACCTCCGCGAGGTCGAACGCGGGCTGCGGACGCAGGTGGCGCAGGCTGCGCAAGCCGTTGCCACGCCGGGACTTAGGGCGAAGTTCATCGAGTCTGTGGTCAACCCCCTTCTGGCGGTTGCCTACCCGTACATGAAGCCCGTGAACGATTTCGTCATCCCCGAGATGGCGAAGGCGGCTTCGATGGCGATGGAGCCTGCCGACAGCGGGCTGACGACGGCGGACCTCCCGACCGAACTCCTTGCCGCCCGCGGCGCGGCGCAGGGCATGGCGGCGGGGCAGGCCGAGGGGATCATGGCGGACATCTCGCGGGCGGTGGGCCAGAGCCTCCCGCAGACCGCGGCGGTCGGGGCGACCATCCTGACGGGCGGCGGGGCTGCCCCGGTGG